TGCTGTGTGTGCTGCTGTGTGTGCTGCTGTGTGTGCTGCTGTGTGTGCTGCTGTGCTCTGTGGTGCTCTGTGGTGCTCTGGGTGTGCTCGGTGTGGATTGCCTCGCGTGGTGCGCGTTCTATTCCTCACCTATTCCTCACCTTATCCGCTCATCAGTCCGCTCTCTCACCATCGGCTCTGGCACCTTATCCCGCTCTCTCACCATCGGCCTGTCGGCCTCCGGTTCGGTCGCTCCGCTCTCATCGCTGGTGCTCTCTGGTGCTCTCTGGGTGCGCTTGCATTGTTCGACTCTCTTTGCTCGCTTGCATTCTTCGCATTCTTAGACTCGCTTGCATTCTTTGACTCTCTCTTCGCTTGCTTGCTCTGTTCACTTGCTTGCTCTCTCTCCTTGCATTCTTCGCTCTCTCTTCGCTCTCTTCGAGTCTCTTCTCTCTTCTCTCTCTCGTCTTCTCTCTCGTCTTCTCTCTCGTCTTCTCTCGTTAGTGCTTTATCGCTCTATCTATCGCTCTCTCTCTTTCTATCTATCGCTCTCTATCCCTCTCTCTATCTCTATCTATCTTTCTATCGCTCTATCTATCTCTCTTTATCTATCTCTATCTTTCTATCCCTCTTTCTATCTTTCTATCTCTCTCTTTCTCTCTTGCTCTCTCTCTCTCGTTGGTGCTCTCTCTTGCTCTCTCTTGCTCGCTCTCTCACTGCACGCTCTGGCTTTCCGCCTATGTATTCCGGCGGCTACGCGTCGGTACGTTGTTCATTCTTCACAGTCGTTCCTCCTTATAATGGACATCTAAAGGATATGTACTGTTTTCTCTATATAAAACATACGTTTACTTAATAATAGATAAAGTAGAGTGTTATTAGATATCCACTCTAAGGGAGAGTACAACATAAGGTGATTACATGGATAAGATTGAAGCACGGATAAGAGAGTACTTACTGGTAGACTGTACTAGTAGAACTGGGTTGCGTTGGGTGAAATCGCCGGGTTCTAGGGCTAAGGCTGGTGCTGAGGCTTTTACAGCGATTAATGCTGGTGGGTACTACAACAGCAAGGTTCTGACTAAGGTGCTCACTGCTCATCGTGTGGTGTGGTTCTTAACGCACGGTACGTGGCCTGTTCTGTTAGACCATATCAATGGGGATAAGCTCGATAATCGGTTGGAGAACCTGCGGGAGTGTACAACACTACAGAACACACAGAATGTGGTAGGTAAAGGGGTAGTTAAAGGGTACACACCTGTACAGCGTAAGGGGCGGGTGATGTATCTAACTTGTGTTACGTTACAGGGTGTACTGTTCACCGCCGGGCCGTACAGTACACCTGCTCAAGCGCGTTCTAAGTACTTGCTTATGAAGGCGGCATTACATCCGAGTAGTAAGCAACGATTAAAGTAGTTGCAATCGCTGTTTCAGTGTGATTTACTGGCTCCACACTGAGACGGCAAGAACAGTTAGGGTGTACCTCGAGTTACTCTGACTAGCCATCGAAGTGTTAAGTAGCTATCTGGTGGCGTATGAAGATACCAGAAGGATTCAAGAAGTTCTAAATACCGGTTGACAACCTCACAGCAGTAGCGTAGGATGTGAATCATCGAGCAACACACCGCTCACCGCTCTTTAAAAATCCGATTCAGTATGAAGCAAGCGCTTAACGCCTTCTGGGTGACTGCTAGAGCCTTCTGGTTCCATGACGCAGTGTGTTGCTTGCCTCTTTCCGGCTACGGCTGGTACTGAACGGACACAATCTGGAAACAGGCGAAATACCGCATGGACGCGGGACTATCTCACAAGTACTGCGTGAGGGTTAGGGTAGGGCATTCATTGAGTGCCTTACCCACCTAACCTAAACAACTGAAAGGTACTACACCATGAATACTACAACAGTAATCAAACAGACCGCCGCTAATAACATCGCTAAGGAACTGCGTACTCAACATACAGCACGCCGTGACCTGACGATTTCTGCTTTGTTCTCAGCGCTGGTACACGCCGATACCACCTTCATGGCTGGCTTCACTAAAGCTGATGCTGCTATGTTCGATACTACTCTGCGCACCATGTTGCCAGTGCAGTTCAAACAGAAGCAGGGCGGTTATGTTTATGACCGCCAGAAGGCTGATAAACTGCGTGCTGAATTGAGCGTTGGTTTCAACGAAACCACGTGGGAAGAGTTCAGCGATAAGCTGCTGAGTATCTGGCTGAACGGCCATCAAGCGGCGCAGGCCGAAGAAGTGGATGCCCAACAGAAACGCCAGAACGCTAGCAAGTCCGTACAGCGTTCGTTGGAGAAGGCGCTTGCCGATGGCCTGTCACTGCACGAGCTGGAAGTGCTGTTCACTAAGTTCAAGGCAGCGAATGGTGGTGGGCTGGCGTCCGGTGTGTTCAAGGGCGTTCTGCCAAGCACACAGCCAGAAACAGTGGCACCAGTAATGCAGCAGTAATGCAGCATTAAGTGACACACTGATGCATCCTGCGGGGTGCATTGTTGTTCTCACTGGAGATACCATGAAAATAGCACGTGATGAAATGGACTGTATGCGTGAGATTATGCATACCGCAATAAATGTAGGTGGAAGACCCGCCTTATGCCACGACTATATTATGTCGCAATTGGCATACACATACAATCAGGCTAAACAGGAGGCCATGAATTATGGCATTACCACAAGTACCAACAATCCCAGTTTCAAAGGACGTCAAAATCCTGACCGCAGGCTACAACGACTCGGCGTTCAATGCCGATGTGGGCGCAGCCATTCTCGCTGAACACAACAGTAAAAAGCGTGCCATCATGAAGCAGCATTATCGCATGAAGGCGACACGTGTAGGCCTGTCATTGGAGGCTTACTGCTACCGTTTCGGTATCCGAGGTATTGTATGAAACAAATCCTTTTAATCGCGGCGCTGTCTCTGAGCGCCTGTGCGCCTGCTCACGCCGTCCAGTCAGAAGCCTTGGTGTTTACCAATACTGATATCATCCAACCGTCTGGTGGCCTTCCTGCGTGCATTGTGGAGGTGCCTGAGGCTACATTCGTGGCACCGCTGCCATGCCTGGATGTTATTCATTCTGTCCTGTCCCGGTTCAAGAAGCTGTATCCCGGTACGCCGTACACCATTGAACTGAATGGCGAAAGCCTAAGCGGGGCTTAATGTCAAAGTGGGCAAAGTTCTATGCTGGACGCTGTAACGCCCAGTACAAGCAGCACGTACGCACTAAGTACGCCCCGTTCATTCAAGCCATAGCCCATGCAGGGTGGGGCGTTGCACGTCATGGTGCCCGCCCTGTGCTGCGTGAGGAGGGTGCAGGTATCGGCATGGTTACGGCTGTGCTTCACTCCGATTTGAACTATCGTGCGGACTACCACATGTTTGACCTAGACTTTGAGCAGGCGGCTCTCGCCAGCCATAACACTGGTATGTTCTGCGCTGTGGGTAATATCTTAGAAGCCCACTCTAAGGTCGATGTTATACACTCACACGGGGTGCTGGAACACTTCTGTGATTCAGATATTCAACAGATTGTACAACGCCAGCAGGAGGACGCCAGCCATGCTGTAGTTGCGTACGTCCCGTCCCGCCGGTACAAGACACCATCCTTTGGTGATGAAAGGTTACTCTCACTGGGTGAATGGCGTAACATCGCTAAACCAACCCACTCATTCGACTTCAATCAAGGCTATGACATCTGCCTTATGTGGATAAAATAGGCGACCCATGATTACTATCGTAGAACCAACCAATCCGGAACGCGTAGCAACTACAACCCGAGAGAACCTCCAGAAACTGGTGCAAGCGTCTGCCGATCCAGCGGAGCGGGTTATTGTTGACTTGACCAAGGAAGAGATTTCGCTCATCAAGGAGCGCGTGGCATGTACATTCACCGGTGAAGAGCAGACTGAGGCTGAGCTGGCGATTTCTCTACAGGCCAGCCTAATTAATGGTGCTGGTACACTGTTCCCGCGTGAGTACTATACCAGTGGGCGGGCTGCGATGTACACGTACGCTTTAGAAGCGGCCTTTGGGCTGGTTAAGAAAGCTAAGTTCACCCGTGATATTCAAAAAGTACTCGTGACCAAGTTGCATAGCTGGGGTGATGTTGCATTGAATTGGGCGGACGTGTTTGAGGCACCTCGGAATACAACCGGTGGGCAAGATGAGCTTGTGCGGGTATGTATTATGGCCAAAGCTAAAGGCCCGGTACATGTCATCAGCATGAATGAGTGGGTTGAAGCTTTCACCTGCTCGTATCACTCAAACTACCAGTACCCTGACTCACACTGGTTGATACCGTACGCCACGTCGGATGGCCCGTGGATTGCTGGCATACTTGACTACAACGATTTGGGTAAGGCGAAATTCATCCGCAAACGCCTTGGCGCATTCCTGTCCAGTCTTGGACATGATGATTCGGTTGTGCGTGCATCCGTTGAGCGGCACAAACGCCTCTTAGCAGTAGGTGATTTCACGGTGTATCCGAATGATATTCCTTGGGGTTACGTGTACAGTGACGTGTGTACTCACAGCTCCTGCATGTCCGGTGATGCTGATGATTTCGAAGGGCACCTGCATCCGGTAGATGCATACTCTAGCGCACACTGGGGCAGCGGCGATAACAATCTGGCGGTGGTGCTGAGTGCAGATGGCACATCCCGTGCTATTCTGAACACGGATACTATGAAGTACGTCCGCTGGTACGGGGTAGACCGTCATAAAGTATCGCTTGATGCGCTGGGTTGTGAAGAGGATAGCTGTGCTCTTAGTGGTTCATGGCTGGCAATGCTTGTGAATGAGCACGACCCCAGCCAAATTATTGGGCCGTACATAGATGGCAGCCTTGGCAATGGGCGTATTGACACGGATGAAGAGCGTGTGTACTTGTGCCAGAGCGGGTTTGATATGTCAGAGACCTGTGGGATATACGATGTGCCGGAACTGGAAGAACAAGTTACCTGCGCGTACTCTGATGATGAGTATCCAATGAGCTCGTGCACTTGGTTGAATGGGGATGAGGTCTGGATTGCTGATTGCTACAGCAATAAATGGCGCACCTGCCGACTGAGTGGTTTGTATTACTTGAAGAGCAACATGCGGGAAATCTGCCTGAACGGGAATGTCTACTGGGTTGCAAATGAGCAGCTGAATTATGCGGACGTTTGGGAAGATGGCAACGGTGACTACTGGGATGCGGAGTACGAAGCCGCAGTGTGGGTAGGTGACCAGCAGTATCGTGAGAGTGATTGCATCCAGAAGAAGGATGGCACATGGGTTCTGGAGTGTGATTATGTGGAAGAAGACGATGAAGCTGCCTAAAGTACTAGACGCCCTCCTGCGGTTACAACGGCCGCACGGTGGGGTGAATGAAGGGGTGGCCGCGCAGATTGTGAAGGCGGCTGTGTTCGGGTACGGGGACTCTTCTGTGGACTCCTTTGGGAACCTACGAGTAACTATCGGCAGGACTGGGGTATGGTTCACCTCCCACCTTGACACTGTGCATAGGGGTGATGGGGTACAAACCCTATCGCTGATGGCTGACTCTAACCTATTGGTCGCGGATAACGCTGACGGTAAACCGTGCATCCTTGGTGCAGATGATGCCGCCGGGGTGTACCTCATGACTGAGATGATTCGTGCTGGCAAGCCGGGGAACTACATGTTCTTCTTGGGTGAAGAGTGTGGTGGCCTCGGCTCATCCTACTTCATCCGACGGAACCAGACTATCTCCGCCGATATCTGTGTATCGTTTGACCGCCGGGGTTACTCCGATGTTATCACACATCAGGGTGGTTGGCGTACAGCGAGCGATGAGTTCGCCCGTGCATTGTCCAGTGCATTAAACTGTCATGGGTTTAAGTACAAGCCTAGCGATGACGGGTTGTACACAGACTCACGGGAGTTCGCGGAGCTGGTGCCGGAGTGCACGAACATTTCGGTAGGTTACTTCGATGAGCATACCTCACGTGAGGCGCTGGATATTGAGCACTTGTACGCCCTGCGTGACGCTGTACTTGAAATTGACTGGGGCGCTTTACCCGTACACCGTGTTCCTGCACCGGATGATTGGATGCAGTCATGGAACATGAAGTATGGTGCTGTGAACGGAAACGCATTGGATGTTGTCCCTTACACCGGGTTGGGTGAGCGTATCTCAACGGCGTTGATTAATCACTATGAGGCACTCCCGCAGGATGTGCTGGAACTTCTGGAAGAGTTGGAGGAATTATTTAGTGACTAAGTTTAAACCGGGTGATGTAGTAAGGCGTACTGGCTCGGTGATGGTAAGTGGTTATACCGTACATACAGGTACGGCGAGTACGCCAGGGGACGCGCATGCTCTGTACTTGAAGGCGAAAAGAAAGCATCACGTGAAAGCATAGGAACGCTGCTATGATACCATACGACGATTGGTTGTCAGAGGCAAAGCGGCTGCATGTGGGGCAGAAGAAGCGGATGCGACATCATTGTGGGCGCACCGCCTCTCTTGATATATACAACAATGATGATAGCTGGTCGTGTTGGTGTTTCCGGTGCCACGATGGTGGCAGAAAGGCCAAACTACATCAGAACATGGCAGTATCAAGGGTGGATGCCGATAGGGTAAGCCCTGTACCTGCGGACGTAATTCACATAACACAAGCAAGTCGGTACGAGCAACGCCGCATTTGGGAATTGCTTGTTCAAAAGGGTTGCCCACCCGGTGTGCTTCCCGAGGAGGTTTTATGGTACAGCCAAAGTTCGAACCGGATACTACTCCGGCAGGGCAAGCAAGCCTTAGGCAGAGCGTTGAGTCCGAAGCAGTTACCAAAGTGGTTGGCGTACGGCGAGTGGTGGAACCAACCGAGGGTATGGTGGACGAGGTACCGGGCTGTCGGGCCGATGGTACTTGTGGAGGACGCTTTAAGCAGTTATAAAGTGGCGAAGGCGATAGAACACTATGCGCCAGAAAGCAACGTAAGCGTGCTGGCAACGTTGGGCACGACCGTAACCTCTTTGCTGCTCCCTATGGTACAAGGTCGTGATGTGCTATGTATGTACGATGGGGACAAGGCGGGGGCTGATGGCTCCGCAGCAGTTAAACGCCGTCTAGCAGTGTTCGGTGGCTCCTTCAAAGACATTCGCCCTACACGGGGCGATCCTAAAGCTATGACATTGGAGGCTATCTATGAAAGGCTTCTTTAAACAATACCACTGGCACTGGTTGCTGATTCGCGGCATCATAGCCCTACCATTCCTAATAGTACATACACTCGGTGAATGGGCGTACACGGCTGGCACTTGGCTTATGGCCGCATTACCCGACCCGCGTAAGGAGGATTAGTGGATAAGATAGTTCTCAGTGTTCTACGAGACCGGGGTAAGTTCCGGCAGTTACGCGGGGCAGTACCGGACGACCTCATGGGCCAAGAGACTGTCGCCATGTTGTCGTGGTATGACGCCTACTTTAAAGCGTTCCCCGATGCTACTAATGTAGAGGTGGACGCCTTACGCAGTCTGTTCATTCTTCGAGCAGGCAGCACCAGCACACCAGAGCAACTCGCAGTAATGAAGTTGCTCATTAACAAGCTGGAAGAACCAGTAGACCCGATGGAAGCTGAGGGCATTACCCGTACGTTGTATGAGCGTGATGCAGCAGGGCGAGCGGCAGCGTTGTTGAACCGGTACAACGCGGGGGATGAGGTTGAGATTCTGTATGAACTCGGCCGGCTGGCTCAGGAAGGTACTCGGAACACGAATGCCGTATCGCCTAGCTCGTACGTTGATACCCCGATTGAGGACTTGCTGCTGGAGTACCAGAACGACCGGGGGTTGAAGATGGTCACACTAGCCCTTCAATCGACCGTAGGCGGTCTCCAAGGTGGTGATACCGTGTTGGTAGCCGGTCGCCCTGATAAGGGCAAGACAAGCCTGCTGGCTGCGAATCTGACGTACTTCGCCACGCAGCTTAAAGGTTTAGGTCTGGATGGCCGGCCAATCCTGTGGTTGAACAATGAAGGTTCCGGTAAGCGTATCGTCCCACGTATCTATCAGGCAGCACTTAAGATAGACTTTGCGGAGCTGGTGCGGCTGAGTAATGCCGGGGAGCTAACCGATAAGTACAACGCCGCAGTAGATGGGCAGCGTATTATCGTGAAGGATTGCCACGGCAGTACTATGGGACAGCTTGAACAAATCATTGAAGAGTTCAACCCATGTGTGGTGGTGTTCGACATGATGGCGAACTTCCGTATAGGTGGTGTGAACGGCGGGAACAAGACGGATGCAGAGGAGCAGAAGTACCAAGAGATGCGTGAGATGGCTGTGCGGCATGACTTTGTTGGTATGCCTACTATACAAATCTCCGCGGATGGTGATGACCTGTTGTTCCCACCGTATAGTGCGCTCAAAGACTCCCGTACTGGTGTACAAGGGGCTGTGGACGTAATCCTAATGATGGGCGCTTTAAATGCAGCAGAGGCCGCACAGCTCCGAGGATTCAGTACTCCGAAGAACAAGCGGCAGATGCAAGGTAAACCAAGCAACGTGCAATCACAGGTTTTCTTTGATGCCCCACGTTGCGTATTCGAGGACGGCGCATAATGGCTGAACTATATTCAAAAGAAGACATGACACTGATTAACCAATTCGTTTGCGGACTGATGGCCCCGCCGGGGCCACATGATACGGACGCTGTACTTGCAGAACGTATTCAGCGTGCATTCAGAACGGCCCGCGTCATGCTCATCATGAGCAAAGAAGTGGCGGCAACCCAAGCGCCAGTGGCCCAACGTAAACGTAAAGAGGTGAAAGATGGCGAAGTTGCCGCGTCTCCTAAAGGTTAACTGTCAGCGACCCACCAACTGGAACGAATCTCAAATTACACGGGCTATCACCCAACACGGGTACGTACTCGGTGAGTTCAAGGAGGACGGCTTCCGGTTCCATGCCTTCATCATGGATGGCGACGTGAAGATTGTGACCCGCGAGGGTATTGAGATTCGCTCATTGGAGGACAGGAAGCGACACCTTCGTGGGCTGCTTGAGACGCTCCCTGCTGGCTTCTACGTGGACGGTGAGGTGGTTGTACCGGGTATCCCGTTTGAGCAGGCCAGTGGCATCCTGCGGCGCTTTGAGAAGGTACCCGAAGAGTACACCACGATGTTCCATGTATGGGATGCATCGCATGTGTATGCACTAACCGGCGATATGCCGGATGCAATACCATACGAGGCACGTAAAGGCTTCTTGTTGCAGAGGATGCTGGCAGTTCCCTACCTAAGTATATTCGTTAAGTACACGGAGGCTAAGCGGCTACACAGCGTTCCCGAGTGTCATGAGTTCTTTGAGTTCGCCCGGAAGTACAAGAAAGAAGGGGTGGTAATCAAGAACCCACAGGATGGTACTAAGAATGGCAAGGTCATGGGCTGGTGGAAACTCAAGCCGGAAGACACCTGCGACGGTAAGGCCATCTGCCCAGTGTGGGGTACGCCGGGACTTGCCAATGAGGGTATGGTCATAGGTTTCCTTGTTAAATTGGAAAACGGTGTAGATACCCGTGTCACCGGTCTTACCAAGGCACAGATGGAGGAATTCACTGAGCTGGAAACTGAGCATCCTGGTATATTCCATGACCGATACGTAGAAATTGAGTTCATGGAGTACACGGATACAGGTGACCTACGACACGGAAACTTCAAGTGCTTCCGTGACTTAGCGTACTGTCCGGGTGTTAAGTTTTAATTAGATGTCCACTCTAAGGGGAGATGGTAATCTAATTAATTAAATGAGGTATTCTAATGTAGCACCACAGTGGACAGTCCTATCAGAAGCTGGTAGGACGGCCGCACAAACGGAGCGTTAAGAATGTACCAGATCTTAGTAATTGATATTGAAACCCAAAACCACCCGTGGTATGGGCAAGTAGCATCCCCATTCAACCCGGATAACTACATAGTTGCATCTGGTTATCGACTGGACACAGTGCATGACGATGGTACTGTGTCAGTGGGTTCCGTTGACTACGTGTACTACAACTCCAAGGAGGAGTTTCTAAGCAAGCCGATATCCGATTGGCTGCCCATTACACCTGCCACCACTATAATCGTAGCTCATAATTCGACATATGAAATTAAGTGGGCGTTGCAACATGCCAAGATACCGCTGGAGGACTTCCTGAAACGTGGTGGGCGCATCGCCTGTACCGCTTTGGGTGAGTACTTAGTATCACACCAGCAGACGCTGTACCCTTCTCTGGATGAGACGGCAGTGCTGTACGGTGGTGACCACAAGGTCGACGGTGTTAAGATTATGTGGGAGCAGGGGCACTTGACCTCGCAGATTGACAAGGACTTGTTGATTCGTTATCTGGCAGGCACCAAGGCAACCACCGGGCAGAGTGGCGACATCGAGAACACCGCCATGTGCTTCTACGGGCAACAGGCTAAGCTGGCAGAGATGGGCATGACAGCCATGTTCTGGGAGAGGTGTGATGCACTACTGGCGTTTGCGTACTGTGAGTTCTTCGGTCTGTACGTAGACCAAGAGGTAGCCCAGCGCAACCTTGCCGAGCAGGAGGCAGAGATTCTCAGCCTTCGTGAGCAGTTGCATGAATTGTTGCCGAAGGACTTGCCAGAAGAGGTAGAGTTCAACTGGGGCAGCGACTACCACATGTCAGCTCTGGTTTATGGTGGGCCGGTGAAGTACCGCCACAAGGTGCCGTACAGCCCAGCACAGTACGTTAAAGCCGACTACTTCATGGTTGAGGGTGCAGAGTGCACGTTGGTGCCAGCACATGCGCTTGACCCTGCGGAGCGATACAACTATGTGCGTTACAAAGCCGGTAAGAACAAGGGTGTAATCAAGGTATTCCGGGAGGATACCAGTGAAGAGAAACTCAAGTGGGAAGATACGTCGGTACTCCTTCCGGGACTGGTCAATGTATCAGGACTCCCAGCGGGGGTTCGTGAGAAGTACGTTGGCAGACGGGCAGAGTACTGCGGAAAGCGTGTCCTTTGTGATGGCATTACGCCAGTATACTCGACGAGCACGGAAGCGCTCAAAGGACTCAAGAACTTTGTGCCAGAAGTTGGCCTTATGGTTAAGCTCGCTTCTCTCGAGAAAGACACCGGTACGTACTACTTGCGGCAGGAGTTCAACGAAGACGGGACAGTGAAGTCTCAGAAGGGCATGATGCAGTACATCGGCCCAGACAGTATCGTACATCACAGCCTGAACGTGACAGCGACTGTGACAACACGTCTTAGCAGTTCCAACCCTTAACGGTTAGGGGTTGTAAAACCATGTGAACTCAGGGGAAGTCCAGACCGGATAATCCTGAGCCAAGGCAGTCCCATCTACCTTAGGAGGTACATATGGACAACATCAAAAAGTTAATTGAAGAAACTACCCTAACTCTGGAGCAGATTGCTAAGCAGACGGGTGCGGGCGCTAAGCGGACACGACGGGTTTGGATGACATACCCCACAGGGTTCCGCAGCACACGCAAGTCTGGATGCTATCGCATATCTAAGTTGGGTGCTAACAATCCTATGCTAGGTAAGCGTCTGCATGAACACCACAACTACATAGGTGTGGTAAGTGATGGAAAAGG